CTAGTCAGCAACTTATTGGTGCTGCTCTTTACGCCAGCAACACAGCGATTACAAGTGTTTTACTAAGTGCTGGAGATGCCAACCTAAACAAGAATCGAAACTTTGAAGTCGGAACCACTATCTCTCTTTACAAAATCACTAAAGGCAGCGACGGTACTACGGTCGTTTCCTGACCCTAGCTAACAAGAAAGAAAAGAAAAATGACAGAAACCCCAACTAAAGTAATCGTAGACTGCTCTACTGGAGAGTCCACAATCGTTCCCCTAACAGCGGAAGAAATCGCACAGCGAGAAACTGACCGACTAGCTTGGGAAGCTCAGGAAGCGGAGAGGCTGGCAGCGGAAGAAGCTAAGTCCGTAGCTCAGGCTTCGGCAGTTTCAAAGCTAACAGCGTTGGGCCTTACCGCCGACGAAATCGCAGCTCTAAAGGGCTAGTAATGGCCGAAGAAACAACAGGCGTCCGGATTACCCAGAACGCCATTTACCAGAAGCAACTCGAACACGGGGAGATTCTGATAAAGGTTCTGGAGAAGCTAGACCACCTAGACGACGTGCCTAACCGTATCCGGGAAGTAGAACTTACGCTTGCCCGGTTAGCGTGGATTGAGCGTGTCGCCTATACAGGTCTTACCGCCGCAGTTGTTTCTCTAATCGGTCTAATCATTTCAATTTTAGGAGTCTAAATGGCAAAGCCACAATATCCAATCGAAGGTAAATTCGGTAAGGCTTGGAAAGTAACAAGTCCGTTCGGCTGGCGCATTCACCCAATCGAAAAATACAAGAAGCACCATAACGGCGTGGACTTGTGGGGAGCTAACCCGAAGATTTATATCGAAGCATTCCACGACGGCCTAGTAATCGCAGCCGGAACTTCAAAGCTAAAGAACGCGGACGGCTCTCTCGGTGGAGTTGGTTGGTATGTCGATATCCGCTCTCAGATAAACGGCAAGCCTTACGTTCACCGCTACGCTCATATGGTCGAGAACTCTCTAAAGGTAAAGAAGGGCCAGAAGGTAGAAGCCGGAACCATTCTTGGCATTATGGGAAACACCGGAGCTTCTGCCGGGCGTCACCTTCACTTTGAGATAAACAAGGGTCGTGTATGGCGTTGGACTTCCGACGGCTCAGGCTTCGTCAATCCTCTAGAGTTCGTCAAGAACACAATCGACGCTTATCAGCTACAGGAATCTATTCCACTAGCTACCCCAGAAGACGCGCCTGTTGCTCCTGCCCCGACGCACGAACCAGTCAAGGCTAAAGCTTCTTTTACCAAGACTCTAGAAATCGGTTCTAAAGATAAGAATGTTAGAGAGCTTCAGAAGAAGCTAAAGCTCAAGGTAGACGGCGAATTTGGACCGCTTACCGAAAGAGCAGTAAAGGCGTTCCAGAAGAAGAATGGACTTTTTGAAACTGGAGTCGTCGATATAAAAACGTGGGACTTACTTGCTAAGTAAGTTCCTGAATAGAAAAGCCCTACGGATAACCTCCTTGGGGCTTTTTACTTTCTTGTTAGTTTGGGTCAGCCCTTCCGCTTACGCGGCTCAAGCTATGGCTTCTATCACTTGTCAAGACCCATTAGGAAACACTAGAACATTTGGAGTTGGTTGGGAAAATGAAAATTCGTACTTTATGGATAAAGGAAATATTGCGGCGCACTTCTGCGAAGGTGGTTATGCTGGGACTTACACCGCCTTTGTTAGTGTTTTATCTAGTGACGGCTCTGAGTTGGATTCTTCTTTGCTTTATTTTGCTGGTGTGGTTCCTTCTCCCACTTCTAGCCCTGAAGTTTCTGTTGAACCTACTCCAGAAATTACGCAAGACGTTTCTAGAGATGTGGAACGTACTGAAGACGTGGCTAGAACGGAAGAAGTTCAACGACCAGTAGAACCCGAACCGGTTGTGCCAACTCCAGTAGAACCAGAACCGACTCAGGAGCCAACGCCTGAACCCATTCCAGAGCCGACTCCAGAAGAAACTAAAAAACCTAAGCCCGAACCAAAACCAGAACCGACTAAAGAACCTAGTCCAGAACCTTCGGAAGAGGCAACAACAGAACCGACAAGCGAACCAGTTATTCCGGTAGAACCTTCTCCGCTTCCTACTGAAGAACCGAAAGAAGAATTGCTCGTCTTGTCGGTTGATAAACTGGTAGAGAATCTAAGAAATATTGGTTCAGATATGACACCAGAAGTTCGAGAGCAAGCGCAGCAAGTTGTCGTTGCTTCTATCATTGTCAGCCAAATAGCAATAACAGCAATAGGACGGAAACCTTGAAGCAGTTCTTTCGAGATATGACCGACCAACTTTGGACCCTACTCGGAATGTTTGTCGCGTATGTCGTTCTTGAGGGAACGGCTAAAGACGTTGTTGGCTACTGTATTATCGGAACCTTTATCTTGTGGACAGCAACCTACCCATTACGTAAGGAATAAATATGTGGCTTGATATCGCACGTAGAACAATGGCAGTAATCATTCTCAAGGTTACGGGTATCTTCGTTGGTGGCGCAGTTATTGGTCTTGAAGTTCTTCAGGCAGTAGCTATGGCAGCATTCGCTGGAATCATAGACGTAGCTCAGGAGTTATCACGTAGCTACCTAGCAGACGGCGGACTTGACCCAGACGAAATTAACAAGTCATTCGGCAAGATTGCCGAAAAGACCGACAAGAAAAGCTAATACCTTTCCGCTTCTGTAGTCCCTCCCCAAATCCCCGTTACTCGGGTAGATAGAGCATAGTCGCGGCATTGTACCCTAACCGGGCAATTTCCGCAGATATTTCTTGCTATGTCTTCAACTAATTTCTGCGCTTCTCGACTAGCTTCCTGCGCAAAAAACACGTCCGGTAGCTCTTCGCATTCAACGGAGCCCACGTTTCTAATGGCTTCGTGAAGCTCTAGATATTTGCGCTCAATTCCTAATAATTGTCGTAAGGTAGTCATAGTCTTACCTTACAGAAAGTAAGACCCAGATTGAAAGGAATCTGAAAAATGATAATCGGAAAACTAGAGCTAGAACAATTAGGGGACGCAGACTTCTTAGGCGACTTCGAGTCAGGTTCTCCTGAGTGGCACAAACTAAGAAACGAAGACGCAGCGGTTGGCGGTTCGGACATTGGGGCAATCGCGGGATTGAGTCCTTGGGAATCGGCAATTACAAAGTGGGCAAAAAAGACTAAACAAATTCCAGACGACATTGAGCCAAATATGTCAATGCGTTTAGGCAATAAGTTAGAAGCTCCAATCCTAGAAATCTTTGCTGAAGAACACCCAGACTACGAAATCTTCACCACCGGAACTTGGGCGCACAAAGACTTCAGTTGGCAGAGGGCAAACCCAGACGCTCTTTATCGAAAGCCGGACGGAACTTGGGGAATTATTGAGGTCAAGTTCTCACGTGACTATTGGAGCGAAGTGCCACAACATTATCGGGCGCAGGTGCTTTGGTATATGAATGTCTTTGGAATTCAAGAAGCGGTGCTTGTTGCTTTGGCGGGTTCCAGTTATCAGGAATTCGACGTTGAATGGGATTCTTTTGAAGCGGCTTCTCTAATTGCTGCCGCCTATCGTTTTAGAGAATCAGTTCTAAATGTAAAAATGCCGGACTGGGACGGAAGCAATTCCACCTTCGAAACTATTCGCGCTATGAATCCTAAAATCGAAGAAGGAGAAGAACACCTAGACGAACTAGGCGTCCACTACTTTATTGCTCTGAGTCAATTCGAAGAAGCAGAGAAGAAACTTACCGAACTAAAAAGCCGCGTTCTTGGGGCTATGGGCGGAAAGAAAAGGGGCATTGTCTACGGCGAACACGCAATCAGTTTGCGCGCTCGTGGAATGGGCAACCCATACTTACACCACGAGAAAGGGAAAAAATAATGCCAGAACTAATTATTAGTGGATTTGGAACCAAAGACATAACTATTGACTTGACGGGAAAAACAGCTGAACAAGCAATAGAGCAAGCGATTAAACAAATAAACGAGAAAGGGGAAAAATAATGAGTTGCGAATGCGAAAATAAAAACAAGTACGACAACAACGGATTATATAAAACTGAAGACCTCATAGAACTATTTTGGGGACTTCTAAAGGACGGTTACACCGGACTAGGGTTTGGGTTAATACTTGACCTAATCGAGAGAGATGTAAAAGACCAAAGAGAAAGGGAATAAAGAAAATGCCACAGTTCAATTTGAACGATTACGAAACGGTCGAGGAAAGACTGCGTAGATTTTGGGCAGACCCAAATCACTCAGACGCTCGACTAATCACTATCAACCACACCACACCACAAGACCGCGCAGTTGGAACTTGGGTTGTCGAAGCACGTTTGTATCTCAATCAAGAAGACCAAGCTAGAAATCTACCAAAAACTACTGGCTGGGCTTTTGAAGTGGACGGCGTAGGAATGGCTAACAAAACTTCCGCGCTTGAGAACGCCGAAACTTCGTCGCTTGGAAGGTGTTTGGCAAACTACACGTTCAGCGGAAACAAGCGAGTCACTCGCGAGGAAATGGAAAAGGTTGCTCGAGGTCAGACTCCGAAGCTTCCAGTTAGAGCTTGGCTTTACGAAGCTGGAGAACTAACTAACGCTAAAGACATAGACAAGCTACGATTGCTGTATTCAGAAGCTAAGACTGCTAAGGCAGACGCAGCAATTCTTGAAGCCATAAAGACTATGGCGGAAGGATTGGCTTAATGGAAACGCCGGGTCAGATTGTTCAAGAGCTTCAGCGAATAAGTAAAGAAATGGAGAAGGGAGCTTCGGCGTTGTACGACGCAGAAGTGAAACTCGCCGACGCGGAAGCAACTTATGACAAATCCGTTTCTTTGTCTTTCTTGAACAGTCAGGGAACAGTAGCAGACCGTCAAGCGGTGGCAAAGCTTCAAGCCATAGACGAAAAGCTACAGGCAGACCTAGCTCGGGCGGAGTTCAATCGAGTAAAAATGAAGATGAAAGTCCTGTCTGATACTGCCACAATGACCGCAGTTATCAGCCGGAACGTGGAACTTCAATGGCGGAGCTAGACTAATGGGCGAAGGATTGGCGGGCTATGAAAATTCGGGAAAAGTGTTCCTGTGGCGCAACGTTTCAAGCGTCGGGGGACGAAGCTACTCAACTTTACAAGAATTGGATTCGTCGCCATTCCTGCCCTGCTCCGACTTCAGAAGAGATTCTAAACTTCAGAGATACGGACAGCTCTTCAAGTATCGGATTTTCAGCAGACTACTCGGGGACAGGGTTAGACCTGCCCGCGAAGAAATATGACCCTTGGGAAGATGAATAAAAAAGAGTTTCAAAAATACTTAGACCGGGACGTGGCTTGTCCTTGTTGCGGTTCAACTGGACCGGAACTGATTCCACAACACCGAGCCAATCGAGGAATGGGCGGTAGCAAAGAACGTAATCGTCCGTCAAACATTATTGTTTTTTGTTCGTTCTCAAATTCTCAAATGGAATCTTCGTTTGGGTTTGCTGCTCTGGCAAGAATGCGCGGTTGGAAGCTTTACTCACATCAAGACCCAGCAGAAACTCCGGTGCGATTGTACGACGGCTGGCACTTGCTAGACGATAACTTCGGAAAGATTCCAACGAACCAACCAGACTGAAAGGAAAAAATGGCTGGATACGAACCACGGTTTGACGTGGACTTTACAAGGGGACGAATAGGCGAAGAGCTTGTCGAAACTTTTTTGGCTGACCTAATTGGCAAAAAGATTGAGGTCAAAACTGATTACAGAGTGAACGAAACTGGAAACGTTTACGTTGAAACTTGGCAGTATTCGCTTCCTGACGCTTCAGATAAAAAGCAATCAGGGATAAACGTAAGTGAATCAGAATACTATTGCTTTGGGTCGCCGCTTGGCGAAGGCTTTGTAATGATAAAAACCAGCGTCCTCAAAGAATTCATAAGAAGCACAAACCCGCGAGAAACTCGGCAACCAATCGCGTCAAAGAAAACAAAGGCTTCAATTGGGCGACTTATACCGCTTGGTGATTTGTTAGCTAGTATCGGACTAGCAAAGAAAGGGAACTAATGCCGCTAATAAGAGGACACCATTCATTCGACGACCACTTCACGCAGATACCTAACGACTGGCTTCGAGATAAAAGAATTTCGCTTGGTGCGAAGGGCTTGCTTGCTCAGTTGCTTTCACACGCTCCCGGTTGGCGCATAAGCCAAGAAAGTCTAGGCAGAGATAACGGAGTTGGACGCGACGCGATTCGCACGCTCATAAATGAGTTGCTTGAGGCTGGTTATCTAATGCGCTCCGAAGAGCGAGAGCGCGGAGAAAAAGGTTATCTTGGTGGCTACACGTATACGACGCAAGACCCTACGCAGGATATACCTACGCAGGACAATCCGCTACTTAAGAAGAACATTACTAAGAAGAACAACTTAAAGAATAACGAGAGAATATATAGCGATTCAGAATTCGATTCTTTCTGGGGCTTCTATCCAAAGAAGGTGGACAAAGGCGCGGCTCTCAGAGCATTCATTCGAGCAATCAAAAAGCAAGACGCAGACACGATAATTGAAAGAGCAAAAGCATACGCAGAAGACCCAAATCTGCCAGAAAAGCAATTCATAAAAAATCCGGCTACTTGGCTAAACGCTGAAGCTTGGAACAATGGACCACTACCGAAACGCAAGACAACCGATTCAAAGGCTTTGGAGGAATGGGCTAATGACTAAGAACGAACTAAAAGAGCTTATGGAGTATCTAAGCGCAATCGACAACCGCCAACTGACAGCCGAAAAGCTTCAGGTTTGGTTTGACCTAATCGGATATCTTGACTTCGCAGACGCTAAGGCGGCAGTAATTGAAGCCCAGCGCGAGCAGTCGATTAGCTACGTTGAAGCCAAGCACGTCATAGCTTACGCGCTGAGAATCAAAGAGAAAAGAAAGACCGAAGAACAGCGCAACAGGTCAGCCAACTTCCGCGAAAACAGGACAGGCGACCCACACCCAATCTGTGCCCACGGACTACGACTTCTGACCTGTGACCCTTGTTGCCGAAACGCAGCGATTCAGGCGGGACTGGTACGCTAATGCGGTGGAAGAGAACGAAGCTATATGTAACCGTTGCGGGCATATTTGGCGCGTCAAAATGGACGAACCTAAAACTGGCGTCCGTTGCGCTGACTGCCGAATGGGGCAGTCGCTCATTGTCAAATATGGCAATACGAAGTGTATCCCTTGGCAGGGTGACTTTGACCTTGAAACTCTCTCAAAGCCAATGTATGAAGGGCTTCCAGTTCTCCCGGGAATTCGGAACTGCGGTCATCTAGACTGTTGTAATCCAGAGCATATAAAAAAGTCCTAGCTAACTGTTAGGGTAGAAAAAAGAAAGGTAATAACCAAATGGCAACAATCGAAGTAAAGGGTGAAATCGTCGGTCTGGTCTTCCAGAACAAAGGCGTTCAAATCCTAGAAACTTACAAGTCCAAAGACGGCGAAAAGCGGGACGCAAGATACACCGCTTGGCTAGATTCTCCAACCAGTTCACTTCAAGTTGGACAGAAAGTATCCGCACGCGGACTTCTTTCCGCTTCAATCGGCAACTACAAGAATAAAGACGGCGAAGATAAGACTGTAGTTAACTTGTCGATTAACTTCGCAACAATTAAATTAGACGGTTCAGAAGCTCCTGCTATGACACCAACCCACGAAGACGCTCTACCGTTCTAATGTTTCTCCGTTGGCTAGTCCCCGTTGCGTCCGGAATTTTATTCGTGGAGTTCGCTTCCGAATCGTCCGGCTTCCTACACGTGACGGGGATAGTCTTCGGTCTTTTCTATCTATGGGCAGGAATCACCGAAGCTTGGCGACAATATGCCTGAGCTACTTATCGAAGTAGCAGGCGACCCAGCTTCACAAGGGTCACACTCAGTAATAAATGGAAGAATCGTTCAAGTCAATTCGTCAAAGCACAAGCGTTGGAGAAACGCAGTTGTATTTGCCGCACTTGATTTGATTGGGGACGATTGGGAACCTATAGACGAGCCAGTTGAACTGTCAGTTATCTTCTATCTGCCCAGACCTAAGACGGCGACGCGTGAATTCCCCGCGGTAATGCCGGACCTTGACAAGCTAATTCGTGCGGTGGGCGATTCCCTCAAAGATTCAGGCATAATCCGCGACGATTCAAGGATAATCGACATACACGCCAGCAAGCGATATAACGACGGTAGGGGCGTTGGAGCCGTCATACGAGTAAAGACATTAGACAACACCCCAAATCGCCTCTAGGGGCTTCCTAGCGCGTCGTTTTTATCGAACAAACGTTCGAACCGACGTCGATTGTAACGATTTGATAACATTCGTCAAAATTCGTCAAAATTTGTCAAAATTGCCCGAAATTCCCCGAAATTTGTGATACCTTTGATTTATCGCAGAAAGCGACACAACGAAAGGGAAGCAAAATGTCAGACAAGTACGAAGTTGAATTCGAAGGAAACAAGTTCTACGTATACGACGACGCAGAGGGCGCAAGTATCGCACCAGTCGCAGAAGACGGTCCCGGTTCAATGGCTCTAGCTCAAATCTTCGATTCACTAGACCACCTACACATCAGCACAATCGCAATTAACATAATGAAAGGCAAGCGAGTCGCGTAAGCGGTCAGCTTGAAGAAAGGGAAAATAAAATGACAACAATCACAAAGACCACCGCACAAGCAGTAAGTCGCAAACTATCCGCTCTGGGATTTCAGAAATATAGCAGAGATTTTAGTATGGGCTTTGAGGTGCTTTACGGAGTAGGCGGAATTCACGTCGTCAATCACACGAATCCAGATTACGAAGGAACAGCAGCACAGGAATTGGAAGCGGCTGGATACGTAATCACAAATCGAGAAGTTAGAGATTGGACTCAATTTCTAAGTCGTAAAGTTGAAGTATTCAACGTAGTAGGAAGGGTGGAGGCGTAAGCCTCCCCCGAAAGGGAAAGGAAACAGAAATGTATCTTTCAAAGATTCAGATAAAGAACGCAGTAGTAAAAGCCTTTAGCAAATATTCAGTTAGCAAAAATCTAAAAGGAAAAATCTGCTACTTCCCTACGAGTGGCTACTCATTCAAAGAAAAAGAAGACGGATTTATTGGTATCTCTTACTTCATTAGCAACGCAAGCTACCGGACTTTGGAAATGGATAGCGAAGAGAAGAATAAAAGTGCTGCGTTATTCTGTAAAAACTGAC